CCATCTTCAAAGCTAATTTCAAACTTAAAGAATGTTCCATGTGATAAATCTAATGAACCACTTGATTGATTGCTTTTTACTTTACTTTTTTTGATTTCCATCTTATTGTTTGTTAAATTGATTTTCGTTTTTTGGTCTGCCTAATGCAACCCATTGTTCAACGGTTCCACCATTGAATAAAGTAATTTCACCATCAGTCCATTTCTTTCTTTCAGTTGTCCATTGCTCATGGTCTGCATTCATTTGCATTGAAAGTTCTTGTTCCTGGCAATATGCATTTCCATTAAAAGCCCTTTCCATAAATTGATTGAATAATCTTGACATAATAATTTGATTTAGTTGTTAGTGTGTGATTAATAATACAAATATAGTATTAATTTTCTTACATATCACTTATTATTTTTGTAAATTCTTCTATTCCAATATTAATGATGCCCAAAGTATTAACATCCTTATTGTTTTTAAGATTCATTTTTGTAATAACTTTATTTTTTACATTATAAACTAAGTTAGTTTCCCTTTGTTTTAATTCAAATTCCAATAAAGAAAGTATATTAGAATCATCATGATTGCTTTTTTTAACTTCAGCAATCAACCAAATCATTCTGCTTATAAATTGTTGTCTGGTTTCCATTGGTCTTGAATTAGTTTTATTATTACTTTATTTGGATCAGTCAACTTATCAAATAACCAATCTGGGAATTCAAGTTCATAATCAGTTGACCAATAAAAACCATCTTTTCGGTTTTCAATTGTTTTCCACTTTGTGAATTTCTTTGGAAGGAATAAAACATCAACTGAATTTCTGCTGAATTTAAGTGCGAATGCTTTATCAGATTCCATTGTTGTAATCAATTGTGATTTGTCTATCTTGATTTTCATATGTGTTTTGTTAATTGGTTTATAATCTGAACTTGTGAATCTATTCTTTGTTGGATCGAGATACAAGTGTCCGTAATTTCTTTCTTTGATGCTGGATAATAATATCCTTTTGAACTTGAACATATTGGTTCACCTTCATTTCTTAGGTGGTTGATGATTTTACGAAGTCTAACACCTTGCAATTTGAATTTTGTATAATTATTGAACCCAAAACAAATCTTAGTACCAGTCATTGCATTTGCTTTTCCAACATACTTTTTTAATCCTTTCATGACTGCTTGTGCAATCTTCAATTCATCATCAGACAAATTGCAAGTTTCTTCATTAAAGTTTCTAAGCATGATATATGTTTTTAAGTATTGCCTGAATGACTGGAACTGATATTGTGTTTCCCATCTGTTTGTATAGTTGTGAATCTGATTGAACTTCTTCACACATAGAATGTTCTTCATCTGTAAATCCTTGAAGCCTGAAACATTCCAACGGTGTCAATCTTCTGATTCTTTTGTTTGATTCAATAGCTTGTGAATTTTGCGTGTCAAGACAATATGTCAATCCATCACTTTTTGAAAGATGTCCAGAACCACCAGCATTTTTGTTCTTCTGAACTGATGGTCTGTTTGAACTTCTTGTGTGTGTTGAATGAACTTTGATAAATGTTGCACCTTTGTAAACTCCACAAGCATTGCCAGGTGACTGAAGTGTTGATGAAATTTCTGGATTTACTTTTGATGTTTGAAGATTCTTTGTGTTTTCAATTATTGATTTTATTGCATTTTCAGACAAATAATATTTTTCTTTTACTTCAATGTAATTATTATCATTAGAAACTTTATTACATCTTGCAGTTATACAATCAACCAATTCAGAATATTTGTTCAATGTTTTAAACTTGTTGAACTTTTGATTGTTCAGTAATAGTTCCACACCTTTTTCTGTTATGTGATACTTTGAATTTGGATTATCTTGAAGAATGTCTTTCAACTTGTACTTCAATTCTATCTTCTTAGGAAATGAAAATGCTCTTGCATCTTTGAATCCAACAATGAATATTCTTTCTCTATTCTGTGGCAATCCAAAGTATTTTGTATTTAATACTTTGAAGTGTATATGATAACCAAGTCCATCTATATCTGTCAAGAACATTTGGTCATTAATTGAACCACCACTTCCAGAAAGTTTGTCTTTGATGATTTGAAATGTTCTTCCATTGTCGTGATTGATTAACCCTTTTACATTTTCTAAGATGAAACACTTTGGTTGATTGATTCTGATGAATTCAGATAAGGTGTGAAACAATGTTCCATTGGTTGGACATTCAAATCCTTTTCGTTTTCCAGCTATTGAAAATGATTGACATGGAAATCCAGCAACATATAAGTCAAGTTGTGGAAATTCCATTGGTCTTGTCGTGATGTCTTCAAACATCTGTTTTGGATTATGCAGAACTCCATATGACATTCTTGCATACTTATCAATGTCACAAGCGAAAACAACTTCATGTTCTATTCCAAGTCTTTTCAATGCAGTTTCTGGTGAACCTACTCCACTAAAATCTGTTCCAACTTTTATCATAATTGATTTGAAATCTTCATCCATAATCTTCTTTTCTTTAAAGTTTTTACGGAAACATTAATATTGTAGTTTATTGCAAGATGTCTTTGAACAATAGACAAATCTTGATTCTTCAAATTAGCCAGTTTAATAACTTGTTTGATTAAGCATGAACCAAACATTAGTCTTCGATATTATAGTAAGTCACAACCCATCCAAGACCATGTCTTGAAGTGTTTGATTGTATTGACTTGATTGCTTCTTCTTCTGTCTTGCAAAGTTCAACTTCTTTGAATTTTCCACCATTGAAACTTGCAACTACTTTATATTTGTACATCTTATCAGCTTTGATTGATTTCAATTGTTTTGTGATGTCCCCAAAAATGTGGTCTAAATTTGTCATAATCTTTTTAGTTTTTTAAAATGATTTCTAATTCCTTTTTTGCATTCCTAATGCTACCAATTACCCATGCAACCCATTTGTCATTGATAAATATATCGTGTCCATTTAGCTTTTTTTCAAATCTTGATTTCATAATCTTGTTTTTTAGTTGTTATTATTTACAATCATCTTTATAAAAATTATATAATTGCTCAATACTTTTTTCTGTAATTAAGTAACAATCAGCAGAAGAATAATGCTCAGTATTTTTAACATTAATTGTGTTGTCTTTTTTATCGTAAAAAAATGATAAATTGATAGCATCATTTATGTACAATACAAACGATTCATTTTTTATGTTTGATAATTTGTTTTTTAATTCTTGCTTAGTCATAATCTTGTTTTTTAGTTGTTATTGATTTTCAAATATACACCTTTTGATTAATTGTACAAATAATTGTACACTAATATTCACAAGTATTTTAATGAAAATGTTTCAATCATTGATTCTCATTAGGTTAATCTAAATAAAAATAATTTATATAGAATAGAAAATTGAACTACTTACATTCACAATCTTTTGATTCAAAAAAGGATAAGCATAACGGTGCAACTGCAACTAAAGTAAATGCAATCACCATCCATGACATTGGATTTGATTGAAGATATGTGGAAATCACACCAACAAGAACACCACTTATTGTTCTTTTTGCAGACCACTTTTTATTCTTGTCTTTCAATAAATCTGGAAGAATTGAAAGTCGATGTCTGCGTGAATGAAGGATTTACTGATTCCAATTCTGGTGAATCCTGCAATTATCAAAGCATCAAGTATCACCAATCTTTTTGATGAATTATCACAAGCAATATCAACAGCACATCCACGCAAATGTGAAGAATTCATTTTACCACCAATCTTTGCATTGTGTTCTTCTGTTCTGAATGAAGAAGTGATGTTGAATGGTGTTTCTGATATGCTTCTTGCTTCTTCCAGCATGACCAGAAGATTTGAATCCATTTCATGAAAACAATTGACACCATCACATTCAAATTCTGATTCTTTGAAATACTTCAGTTTAGTCATTCTTAGTCATTATCTTTTTAATATTGTATATCAAGACAGAACATAACACAAGTATTGTCAGAACACTTTCTATATCCATCAATGGAACTGATATTGCACAAACATTGATAGTGTTAAATGATGCTAATTCATTTATTGTTGATTTCATTTCTTTTTTTCAAGTATAGTTCCAACAATTTCTTGTTAATTTTCTTTTTTTCTTGATTTCCTTTGCAACCTTTTTTACGGCCAGGCATTTATTTGCAATTCCAATTTGCCAATTTGTTGATTCCTCTTTGTGAACCTGAAATTGTCAAACCAGCTTCTGCATAAGTTTGTGTTTCTGGATAAATGTCTGAACCAGTATTTGATGCGTATTCTGGAAACAATGTAGTGTTATTTGTCAAGTATTGAATCAATCTTTCTGTGTAAAATTGTGCATTATCTCTTTCAATGTCAACCAATCTCATCACTTCAGATTGTGAAAGTGCTGTAATATTGTCCACATTCCTTGAACCAATTGTTCCATTCAGAATTTTACCTTGCAGATATGGATAAAAATTCACCAATGTCCATTTTAATGTTGCCATCTGAACATAGTCTTGAAGAAGTGTTTGATAATTACCAGCAATTGTTCCAGCTGTAATTTTTGTCTTTAAAGCATTGAACAAATCAGTTCCAAGAATTGGTTGTATTTGACTATCTTGTGCTTGTATAATTGATGGCAACAAATCCTTTTCATCTATTGATCCATCAAGATGTGAATATGCTTTCATATAAGTTGCATCAATATAGATGACTTGTGTTGGTAGTGCCATAATTTAAGATTTCATAAATGGTGGATTAACTTTTCCGTGATTTGGTTTATCATAAGGTGCAATTGATTCTATACCTTTTTGAACAATAAATGGATTGTTTCCAACTCTTGTTTCATTTGTCAATCCTTTGTTTGGCATAAATGTTCCATTTGGATTTGACTTTCTGAAATAGATTCTTCTTAACCAGCCATGTCTACAATAGCAGCCTCCAGCCCATTCAAAAATCTGATAATTTGATTGCCCTTTTTCAGCAAATGAACCATTCACCCCAGAATCAGACATTGCATTAATGTCTTCAAGCCTCCATTCTAAACCTTGTCTTGACCATTGCATCATTTGGTCACAAAACTTTCTTGACTTATTACCTGGTTTGTTTGGTGTGTTGCTGGTCTTTTGATATGCGTATCTAACTTTGTAAAGACCAACATCATTTGAAGACTTTGCATCTGCATCAGCCATTGATTCAGTTGGCATTTTATTTGCAAACTTGTGAAGTTCTTCTTTTGTATTAATTTTATCTTCAGAAATTAATTCCCAAACTTCACCATCATTTTCTTCTGAACATCCTTCAAGTTTAGACAAGAAGAATTCTGCTTGTTCATCACTTAAATTTGGTCTTTCATCTTTTTTTTTTGCTGACATTGTTTCAAGAAGTGATTGTCCAGCACCCTTGAAGAAACCTTGTGCAACTTCCAATGGTAGTTGTAAGAATTGAACCAAGAATACAACTGCTTGTTCTTCTGTCAAGATACCTTCTTGAACCTTTGCAACTATGTCAATTGCTGAACTAATTTGCGCACCATTATAAGATGCATCAACTTTTTCTGTTTCAGCTTCTTCAACTACTCCACCAACTTCATCTGATATTGTTGCTTTGGCATTTGGAATCACATCAACTGCAATTTCATCATCAATCACTTCTGCTTCTGTGTTTGTAAATTCAGTCTTGAACAAGTCAAATGGTTCAAAGAATATGTCCAAATTCACACCACTTTCAGCCATTAACAATTTCAAAGCATCAATGATTACATCCCTAAATGGATCAATAACGGTTTGCTCAAATATTGCAGATGCAATTTGTAATTCTTCAGCATTGTTTCCAAGTCCACCACCATCAGTATTGACACCGAATAATCTTGGTGATACAACACGATTTCCAACCATTATCTTTGAAGTAATTTCAGTTGATAAGAATTGGAATTGTTTGTCTGCATCAGACAATGGAACTGCTTGGATTTCTGGTGTTGTATCTTTACCATCAGAAAATGTACAAAGAAACTTTCCAGCATTTCTTGAACCAGAAAGTTCAGCTTCAATAGTTCTTTTTATTTCTTCACGCTTTTGTCGTGGTGGAATTCCATTTGCAAAACTGATGATGAAACTTGGTGCAAGACCATTCTCAATTTGTGATAAATGAAATTGTGCAACATTCACATCAAGTTCAATATAATTCCATGCTCCAATATAATCTGGCTTTGGATAATAGTATGAACCAACAGAATTCATCTTCACACACAACACTTGATTTGGATAAGTAGCTTTTTCAGATGGGTTGAATGCTCTATGATGTGTTGACTTAGCCCTTGCTCCAGCATCCCAATTATAAGAATGATAATACCAATCAACTTCACCATCTTCATTTGTAACACCTGAACGCATTGTTTCAAAGGGCAACACTTCCATTTCAACAATTTCTGTTCTGTCAACAGAATAACTTAATGATATGTAAAAACCACCATGAAGTTTCAAATCCATGCACATCAATTGGATGTCATTCTTTCCAATTTTGTGATTTATTAATTTGTTGAACTTCATCCAATCTTCTGGATGTTTATCTTTGTTTGTTGCATCAACACCACCTCCGTAAATCCAAGCTGAAATTGAATTCACCAAAGCATTTTGTGTTGCTGAATTTTGATACAAGTTTATTGTGTGCTGTGGGAACAAATTGTCTGCCCCATACCATATGAAATCAGAACCACGCTTTTCAATTTCTTGTGAATCGGTCATTGAATAACTTGAACCCATAGAATTGAACATATATTCTGAAGATGGTTGTGTCTTTTTAGCCATTGTATGATATTGAAGGTGGAATTATAGTTGGTTCTACTCCATTCTGTGAATTCTGGAAGTAGTCATTTTTGAAATTGTCATTGTGAACAAGTGCCATTCCATTTGCAACCATTCCATTAATTAATGAATCATCTGAATTTGTTGCACCTCGTTGACCAAAAAAAATTTCATAATCAAAAAGTCCAGTTGTTTTAACATTCACATGATAATCACCAACAAATTCATCAAGATATATTTTGAATTGCATTGCTCTTGGATATTTATTACCTGCATTATTATAATATAATTCAGCCCAATAAATGTCTTGTGTAAGCTGGTCAATTAATTGTATATAATAAATAAATCCAGTATAATCAGAATTAAAGTTTGGTGTGTATTGTCTTGTTTCTGGAATTTCTCTTCCAAAATTGGAAATGGTGTTTGCAAAGACACTTGAAAATACATCTAATGAAAACACATTCTGAAAACCATTTGAACTTCTAAGATGTAACATCTTTCTTTTTCTTCTTTGGTTTGTCTTCTTCTAAAAATTGTGGGAATTCAGCTTTCAATCTCTCCATTGTTGCTTCTGTTACAACTTCACGAAGTTGAATTTTCACACGACCTTTGTGAATTGTGCTTCCAATAAATTCTTTTTTAATTCTCATAAAGTAAAGATATAAAAAAATGGTGATGGAATTAACCACCACCATCTTGTTTTTTTATTAATGTAAAGCTATCAACTATAATTGTGGGTCATTGTATGTAGCTACATTCAACCCAATTTCTGTTGAAAATAATGCATTTGTGAATGGATCAACCGTTGATAAATTGAATGCTGGGAAAGGTTCAGAACCTACCATTTGCATAATATAACCAACATAGTCTGTGAAAGCTACATCACCACCATGTGCATAAGTACCACCAGTAACGCTGATTCCATTATCTACACCTGCTAAATAATACACTCCATTGTTATCTAAGATGATAACTTGAAAAACACCTTCAGTCACATTCTGCATTCTTGCCCAAGATTCCTGTGAATCGTGTGACATATGTACATCAAGTGCTTGTTCATAATTGATTGCACCACCACCACCAGTTGTGATTGTTTGATTTAAAGAAGATGTTTGTCTGTCCAAATCAAACTGAAAAAATTGAAGTTGAGTTGGTGCTGGTGTAGTAACTTGTGTTAATGCAGTAACAATACCAGTATCAGCAGCAGCAGTCACGCTTATAATCTTATTAGCACTATACCAGTTTGCAAGAAATATGGTTTTTATACCTCCAACTTGTCCTTGACAAAAGTGTCCACGACCTGAAGAAATTAAACAATTTGCCATTGTTATTTTTGTTTTAAGTTAAAGAATGGAAGGATGTAATTCAATACCTCCTTCTTATTCAATTATTGAAATTAAGGTGCTACAAACCAAATTGCATCAGCAACAACACCAACTTGCGTTCCAATTGCCCATCTCATTGTGATTCTGTAATTGTTTGAACCATCCAATGGTGTCATATCAATTGCTTGTGCAAGTGAATCTGAATCAGCAGTTCCAATTCCTACAAATAAATTTCCTCTTTGACCAAGACATGCTTCACCAACTGCAATTCCTGGTGCAGATACAAGTTTATATCCAATGAAATTTGTTTGACCTCCATTTGCAGATGCATCATTATATCCATTTCCAGTTTGACCAATTGCAAGATTGTATGCAGATATAGTTGCAGGATTCACATATATATTTGTGTTCTCAAAATCACCAGTAATTCCTACTGGCATTGCAGTCACAATTTCATTAAGTCCAGCAATTACTCCTGCTTGTGTTACAATAGAAGATGTTAATGATGTTGCTCCAGCAGTATTCCCTAAAGCTTTCTTGAATCCATCAAATGCAGCAAATCCAGATGTAGTTGCACCACCCATCCAGATATTGTTTTCAATATCAGCTTGAACTGATTTTGCAACATATAACAATAAAGCATCAGCATAGTCATCTGGAACACCTTGTTCATTTGAATATGCATCACCTTGCCACCATGCTTGTCCAGAATTACCATCTGTGTCTGAAACATTAAATGAATTTTTACAAAGTTCCAAATTCACCATTAAGTCAGTAACGCTTAAAGTTCTTTCTGCAAGTGTAGTTGTTGCAGTTGTTTGAAAGTCACATGAAGCAGCTTCAATCAAACTTGTGTTTGACATAACTGGAATAATTGCTTTGTATCTTATTCCATCAAGTAGTGTCACATTTCCACCATGAAGTGTTGGTGCTGATACTACTGATGCATGGATGTATGGAAGTGCTAATTCTCCAGCATAAGTCCAACCAGCAGAAACTGGTGAAGTTGCTAAATTATGTTGTCTACTATTTGCCATTTTACTTGTTTTTTATTTTGTTAAAAATTGCGAATACTCGTGATTCTGCATTGTCTGTTTGATTCTCTTGAACAAACTTCTTTGCTGGTTTTGGTGTTGATTTGAATGTTTTGGCTGCAGATAATTTCTTCACCTTTTCAAGTTCCGTATTATGTGCTTCCATTAATTCAGAAACCTTCAATTCAATTGCTTCAGTAATCATTTTACCAAGTTCAAAACCATCAGACTTTGTCATGTAGTTTGATAAATCAACTTCAGTTTCTTTTGAAGACATATCTTCTTCAACTGCATCATCAGATGCTTCTGGTGAACGAAGTGTTGTGATTTCACCATCTACAACTTCAATGACTGCACCATCTTGCAATTCATAAGTTCCAGAAGGTAATGCCATTCTTTCATCATCTTCACCAACTACAAACACCATTGAACCTTCTTCAAATCTGTCTGCATCTGTTTTGATGGTTGTACCATCCACAAGATAAGCTTCAGCCATCATTTTTGTTTCTTCTGAAAGTTCTTCGGTAATACCAAACAAGTCTTTCATTTTGTTGTAAATGTTCTCCATTTTAGTTTTTTGAATTGTTTTTCCGTAAGTTAATAGATGTTAATTGCTTTTTTTCCTTTCAACATCAAGGATTGCTTTTACTTTTGGAACAACTGAAGATGCAATTGTTCTGTTTTTAATAGCTGCACAAATCTTGTTTGCAGTTTCTTCATTGCCATATTCAGCCATTTGGTCTGCAATACATTCATCCCAAGGATAAGATTCAAGGTATGTTGTTTCAGCTTCAACAATTAAGTTCTTAATCATTTGAAGATTTCCTTCTTCTTCAGAATACCCCATTGATTTACCACACATCCAAGATCCATCATTCATTTGATGTTCAAATCCATCTGAACAATCATTGTTCTTTCTTACTTTTGCAAATTTGCTTAATTTATCAGTAAAAAATCCTTCAATGCTAAATCCAAGAATTTCACCTTCTTTGACTTTGTTCCAGATTTCATCATTCTCAACTTTCATTGTAACAAACCATGTTCCAACTGGACAATGTTCAAAACCGTACTTGACAGATTTATCAATTTCAAATTCTTTTACCCAAGATTCAACTACACACATACCATCAACTTCTTCTTCATGTTCAAGTGTTGTTGATTGCAGATGATTTCTTTTCATATACAATTCAGAACATTGCTTAATTGTATCCTTTGAAAAATAAACATAGTAGTCAGAACCATCATCATCAAGTCTAAAAATTTGTCTATTTGGAATCAAAGCTGGTGCAATCAATAGTCTTTTGTCTTCATCTACTTTTGCAAATTGAATATGTTCTTTCTTTTGCTTATTCAAAGCAATCCAATATTCATCTATTGCTGGATCTTCAACTAATGAAATTGCAAAGACACCATCTTGTGATTCTTTTTCTTCTTCGGAAATAATTAATTCTACTATTTTAGTCATGATTTTTGGTTTTTAAAGTGTTGCTTTTTGTTGAATCAATGTGTTAATTTGTTGTGAATTTGTGACTTGTTGTTCAACCACAAATGCTTGAATTGGTGGTGTATCTTGAACAAATTGATTATTGAACTGCTCAGTTATTGATGGAATATTTGATAAGTCCGTGATTGATTGTGTATCTACACCACCAGATGGAAGATTAATATTACCAGTATCTGTTTCTGGTGTTGGTTTTTCTGTTTTTACTGCCATTATATTCTTCACACTTTTCAAACCAGATGCTAAAGTCAAACCAGCTTGAATATAAGAAAATGGTGGTGGCAACTTCAAGGCTTCTGTAACTCCAGTCCAAGTGTTGATTGTTGCAGTTGCAACACCAGATACTTTTGATGCAGCAGTTCCCTCAGCAAATAAGTCACCAGCCATCTGAATTGTATTTGACAACATTTGTATTTCATTTTGCCTGGCATCATCTTTTGCTTTTGCAAGTTCTTCAAATGTTTTTAAGTCTTCATCTGCAAATTTATCATTTGATTCTTGAACAAGAGCATTGTATTGTTCTGTTATTGCAACATCATCTTCACCAGCTTTTCTTGAAAGTTCCAATTTAGCATTGTAGTCTTGTTCAAGTGCAAGAAGTTCTTGTTCTCTTGCAGTCATTGTTGCAAGTTGAATTTCATTTTGTGCATCAAACAATTCTTTTTCAAGTGCTGCTTGATTTGTTAATTGTTCAGATGTTTGACCTGCAATTCTTTCTTTTAATTCAAGTTGACCAAGTAGTGCTTCAGAAAGTTTCTTTTGCAATTCAACAGATGTTTCATTTGTTGAAAGTTCAAGTTTTGCAATTCTTACTTTTTCATCAACAACTGCTTTTTCTTTTGCAGTCTGTTCTTCAAGTACCTTTCCAAGTTCATCATTTGCTGCAATTCTTTCTTCAAATGTTTTTCTGACATCATCACGGATTTGTCTTTGCATTTCTGCATCCAATTGACCTTGTAGTTGTTGTGTTGCTCTTTGGACTTCAAGAAGTTCTTCATTCTTCTTTGCATCAGCAAGAGCAGTTCCAGTTGCTAAAGCACCAGCAATTGATATTTCTTTGATTCCTTCTGTTGCAACTTCAGTTGCAATTGAAACAACTGAACCAATTTCTGTGACTGCTTCAGCAATATTAGTTGAAATTTCTGTTCCTGCTTCAACAACATCTTCAACAACTTCTTTTAAATTTGCATTTGTTTCAGCTAATTTTTCATTCAGTTGTGCAATAGTTTCTGGATCACCATCACCAAAAAAGGATTGTTCCCATGCCAATTGACCTTCTTGAACTGCTTTAGTAATTCCAAAGAATGCAAGTTTTAATGGTGAAATTGCAATTGTCATCAAGCCACCAATTACTTTTTGTAAACCTTCAAATCCTTCAGATGATTTTGATACTGCATCAAATACATCTGTGACAACTGAAGTGATTTGATTAAAGACAACACCAAGTGTTTCAGTTGCAATAGCAATTCCATCAACAACCGTTTGATTTTGCATCAAGATATCTTTCAAAAACTTGAATGCTTCAACTATAAGACCAACACCAAGTGTTTTCATCGCAAGTCCAACACCCTTGAATCCTTTTCCAATTTTTCCCAAAGCACCATCTGTTGATTTTCCAGTCTTTGCAATATCTTCAAGATTCTCATTTGTATCAGCTAATGCATCTTTTACTGATTCCAAATCTTTTGAAATCTTGGAAACATTAGTTTGGAACTCTATGTCTACAACTATTTTTTCAGCCATCTGAATATATTTTTAAATTCAATCATTTTCTTTCTGTTTTTTACAACTTGCCTTTCATACCAAGTCAAACACTTGTTGTTTTCATACAAGTCATTTGGAAGGTATTTCAGCACCTTTGGAATGAACTTCATTGCACCATTCCAATATTGAAACATCGGTGTGAAATCAAGCCTTTTCAATGTTGTGAAATTTGCTTTTTTGGAAATTGTGATTCTTATGTGTTCCATTTTGTTTGTAGATAATTTTGTACTTGATTTCTTTGTGCTTCTGTTAATTTAACTCCGTAAACTATTACTTCATAAACCTTTCCTGAATAGTCTGCAACTGGTGACCTTGAAGTTCCATCCCATGTTGCACCAACAACAAATGTGTCTTGTGCAGTATTAGATGAATTATTGTCTGAATCTGTATTACCATCTTGGTCAAAAATTTCTCGTGTAACTGAAGACCTTGTTCCAATTACAACTTGTTTAGTTGTTGAAGGAATTATTGAAACTCTATTACCATAGTCTTGTGATGATTTGTTCATAAATGATGAACCACCTGCACCAGAAACTGAATTGTTAATATTTATTCCATATAGTTGTTGCGCTCGATTACAAATTCCAGCAATTGTTTCACCTCGTGTTGATGTTGTAGTATTATCAGATTTGAAAACCACAAAAATAGTATTATCACCATCTGAAGCATTTATCAATGTTGATGCTTGATTTCCAAGAACTTGATTCACACCACTAAATGAAACATATGAATCTGCAATTGATTGTGAATAAACTGGTTTATAAGCTGATGTTGATTGTGTCAAATGGTGGTTGTTTCCAGACAAATCATCCCATTGAGAAATTGCACCACCAGAATGTGTGATTGTTGCTGGTTGATTTGAATCAACCCATAATAAACAACCAGAAATTGAAGGTGGTGAAAATGTTCTTTGATTTGATGGTCTATCAATATTTTGTAAACCAACAAGAGTATATTTAAAGTCAATTGTCCAATCAACATCACTTAAAGCATCAGCACCAGTCATGTTGATATTAAAATAAAACATTCCATCATCAACATATTGTCCATCAAAATATGCTTGTCCAGGCAAAACATTGAAATTATATGCTGAAAATTCTGATGATTCTTTTTGCGTGTCAAGTGTCAAGTTTCTAATTGATACATTTCCAGAATTGGTTGTGTTATTTATAACTCCTTTATAGATTCTAAATGAATAAAGTTGTGACCGATTTGCAACAACACCTCTTTCATGACCAACAACTGAAACTTCAAAACCAATGATTGAAGGAAATTGAAGTCTAAATAAATTTGTTGCTTGTTCTGTAAAAAATTCATTATTTATTAAAGTGCTAAAAATGAATATACCATTTTGACCAATATTTATATCTTCTTTATTCCTTGACTGGCAATGTTTCACAAATTGTCCAGAACCACTTCTTCCACGCTTGTTATATAATGGATCAGCACCACCAGAAATGAATTCTTCACCATTACCAAGTGCAATTGCATAATCACCTTGAATTGAATTGTTTTTAAATTTTTGTCTTGAATACACATCAAGATATGTTGAATTATAATTAAGTGAATAAGGATTTAATAAATTATTGCTACCTTCTATAATTGAATATTTAGTATTTGAATCAATAGCATTTGAATCACCTTTTATGGAATTACCAAGAGAATCAGTTTTAATAAAATTAAAGAATCCATTGACATTTGAATGATTTGTTTGAATTGCGTTTCCTGGCCCATGAACATTATTATATGAACCACTAACTTCATTCAGTCCTTTTATAGTGTTGTTAATCAATAAACTTGAAGTATTTAAACTCAAACTATCACCAGAAAATCCTTTGTTTCCACCACCACCAGCAGATGGATCGGAAACACCACCTCCACTATCTGGAACACCTCCACCAGAAAAGACTTGTGTACATACTCCATTTGCATATGTATATCCAAATGCTTCACAACATGATTGTGTTGGAATAACTGCAAACCCTCCTATTGTACTTATGAAGTTAACAACACCACCATTGATGGTGATAAAACTTGGCTCAATAGCACAATCATTTCCAGCTTTGTCAAATTTATTAATTCTTGCAACTTTAATCAATTCAACTTGACAAGTTGATGTTCCTATTAATGGATAATTTGATATTTTATTAATTCTAAAATATTCGTTTTTAACAAATATAATATCATTAAAATTCATTGATAATATATCAAGTGAAGAAAGATAAAATGATGCAATTAATAATCTTGCATTAATTGAATAAGTTTCATCAATAAAATTTTTCCAGTACACAAAATATGAAGAATTCATTGATATTGGTGATGCTAAAGAACCAGTATATTCACCCATGAATGACAGACATTCTGTTGCTGGAAGTATTACTGCATCTTTATAGTTTTGCAACAATCCATAAGATGTCAAAGAAAGTGATGATGTTGCTTCTGGTGTTTCACTATAAATTTGAACACCATCATTTGAATCAGTTAATATAAAACCACAATAGAATGATAATCTGATTCCTGGTTCACAAGTAACATTGTCATTTTCTTGATTATAAGCAACTGAATATCTTATTGGTGTATCAGGAATTTGACTTGTGATTGTTGGTTTAAAAATTGTTTTTATTTCTTCTTTATCTTTTCCAAAATCATTTTCAGTATTGTCTATATTTTGTGTTCCATAAATCCTATCAGTTGATGCTTCAAACATTGAATTCATGAAGTCTTCAGAACTTGCATCAGTAAATGATAAATTCTTAGCTTGTAAATCAACGGTTGGCTTTATTTGAATATCTTTTGAAACATCTATTTTTTCAGTCCAATTTACTGAATTACCTTTTTCAATCCATTCTGAATATGGTTCAATATATAAATGTGTTGGTTGAAGTTCATCTGGTACAATAATCAGATTAAACTTTTTTGTAAGTGAAGTTAAAAAATCAAGTGCTTTTACATTTGGAAGATTTGCATTGACTGAATATTCAGTTGTTGCATCATATGGTGTAATATTTAAATTTCCACTATTTGGTGATACTCCAACATATCCATCTGATGCAGGTGTATTTCTAAATGCTGATTCAAGGATTGTGATTGTACTTGTAGGTGAAGAAGTTGATAATATAGTTACAATTAACTTATATTGTTTTCCACTTTCAAAGGTGTTTATAAAATTAGGATTAAAACCACCAAGAAAACTTTGTTGAGTACCATTGTTAAGTGTTTGAATATCTGTTTCAAATTGTGTAAAAATATTGTCCGTAATATTAAACAATCCAAATGTGTATTCTATCTGTAAACCACTACTACTTAGCCCAACTTGAGCGCCAAATGCAGACAAGTTCCAATTTCCACTTGGTGAATATATTCCAGTTGTTGTGTCAAATTGACCAGATGCATTCATAAAGTCTGGTTGACCTGAAGGTGGCAATAAATTATTAGGTATTATTGTATGAACGCCAACTGATGCTGGAAATGTTCCACCAGTATTAAATTCACCTTGTACATCTATTCTATAAAAGTTTGGATCTGTCAAAGTTGTATTTCCAGCACCACCAGAATTGATGTCCATATACAAATCAGCCATTGTTGTATCAAAGAAAGTTGATTCATATGTAAATCCTGAATCTAAAATAATCTTTTGTAAAACTTTTTGAACTTTAATTTGTGGTTTTAAATTCCTTATATTAATTGGATTTGTTGCAACTCCACTTGAATCTTGATTAGTGCATGAACTTGTTGTGTTCCCACCAATAAATTGTGCGCCATAATCAAATAATGAATATACAATGTCACCACCAAACAATCCAACTGCATCCCTATTCATTGAATCTTGAACATTCTGTGGTGTCAAAATATGATTATATTCAGACCAATCAAAATCACTTAGCATTAAAGAATCAAGAATTTGTCCAATAGTAGCAACAGAACTGAAGACCACACATTCATATGAACTTATTTCATTATTTGAAGTAAATACATTTGTCAATTGTAAATAGCCATTGAAGACATCAATTGTGTCTTTTGTAATAGTTGCTTCAACTTTTATTTTTGGATTATAATTTCCAAATGATGTCACTTCAAAATAATCACCAAAGAATACATTGTTGTTTGTAGTTGATGGAATTCTGAAATTGTATGTATAATTTCCTTTTGTATTTTTAAATGATTGAATGTCCTTGAATTGATAATCAGCAGAAATTGGTTGATTATCTGCTAAGTCTAAAAATACAATTTGTGATGTGTTGATTAAACTTTCTTGTGTCTGAACTCTTATTTGTGTACTCATTATGTAGTTCTAAATTTTGGATTTGCAAATTTAAACTTTAGTTCATATTGATACAAACCACGATTTTTTTCACGCTTTAATTTCATTGAACTCGTTTCAAGAATTAAAGCTTTGGCATTTTCACCATCCAATAAATGAATCTGTGGTGACATCATCAAGTCTTTAATTTGTTCAACTTCTGATTCATTCAGGTAATCAGTAAACATTGTTGTTGTGATTGCTGATGAAACTGATGTTGTTGACTTTCCTTGCTTTGCAACATCAAGAGGATATGCCATATCAATTGCATTTGGTAAAAAGGCAAGTAAACTACTATTATCTTGTGTAGTAATTGGTGTTGTAACATATTCTTTCTTTACATTCAATTCATCTGTTCTTTCTTTGTTCAATGTAATATATTCCCAAGCGCCAAATCTATTCATGTATGACAATCTTGATTGGTCATATTCTTCACAATAATTTACAACATTAAACATATAAGTTATTGAAGTAATTGTTGCACCACCATTTTCTTCAAAAAATAATGTGAAAGATTTAATAGCATCACGACCACCAGCAACAGAATCTGGTAATGTTCCAGCTACATTTGTTCCATCAATTACAAGTTTTTGTAAATTTTCAAGACCAACTCCAAAAAATAAATAAAAAAATTCTGTGTCAATTGTTGATAGATAAGCACCACCATTTGCCGAAACATTTTTATAGGTGATATTACCTAATACACTACCAGAAGCATCAGCCCCATCATAATATCTGATTCTTATCACTTCTGGCAATGATGATGTATTAATTTCACATTTATTTAATATTGAAATAGTATGATATTCATTTTTACCAATGTTTATTTTTGACAAATTATTTTGTATGTTATAATTTGAAGATAATAATTTTCCTGGTGCAGCAACGGTAAATACATAAGGTGAAAAGTCTATGACAACACCTTCTTCTTCTTGACCTCTACCCCAAAACATAAACACTTTTTTTGTTTTTAAAGTGGTTATATCTTTTGCAGGTATACCATTAGGAATTGCTGAAAACATTTCATAAAAATTAATTGTCATGACATTTGCAACACCTTTGAATGATTCTAAACCTTGAAGTTCATTAAGCAATCCTGCTGATATTGGATTCATTGTGCCTGATGCTTTTATAGGCAATGTGTGAATATTTCCTTTCATCAAAGGAATTGCTCCACCAGGTGCATCACTATTTCTTGATGCAGTAATTTGTGGAGTAACAATTGATTTATATATTTCTGAGAAATTAAACAGACTTTTTCCATCGTCCGTAATTTGTTGTGTAAAAGAAATAGTTTTTGTAATAAGGGGGTTTGATTGAATATTATAATTCACTTCAATCAAGAATCTGAATTTGTAAACACCACCAGCTGCTGGAAATATTGGTGTGTCTGTTGACATATACGCCAGATTCATTCCAGAACTTATGTTAAAGTTTAAATTATTCATGGTAATTGTTAAAGCCATCTTATGTAAGTTTAATTTCTTGTATAATTTGCTTGATGAAATCATTAGCCATTGAAAGTGCAACATCAGTTCCATCTTTTGGAATAGCCATTTCAATTGCATCTTTGAAATAGTTTCTTGCAGACAATCCTTTTGTTGCTATTCCACGACCAATTAAAAACGCTTGTGTCTTTCTTGCTGATTCAGTATTCTTTTTGAATTTACCAGTTCCAAGTTCACGAAGTCTTATTGGTTTTGTTTCAATCCACTCCATAATCACACCCTTTGCAACATTCTTTCCTTTGAATTTGAATGGTGAATTCTTCGCTGATGGTTTTGTGCTTTCAGAACCTTTCACACCTTGTTCCATGAAAGATGCATAATCTTCAGATGATGTGAATTCCAAATCAAAACCACTTGCAAACTTTCCACCTGAACTTCTTTTCTGTTTAAGACTGAAACCTAATGATGAAGAAAGTGCGCCAGTATTATTTGTAACTCGTTTCTTTCCATCAATCATTTTGGATGCACCAAGATTGATTCTTGCAAGTTTCACAACTCTTGTTCCAAATTTCTGAAGTTCTTGTTTAGTAGTTGGAATCATCTATCTAAAATTTAACCATTCCATTGTTGATTCAATGTTTGCATTAGTCATTGCAGTTGGTGAAAATATAAATTCTTGAAGATAAAATTCTGATAAATTATTAACGGTTGGATTCCCAATTCCAAAGTTTTTATTTGTGAAATCAAATGCTGTGAAAATTGATTCTGTTTCATTTGCAGTACTGCCCCACCACAAAGTTATTTTACTTGTTGTTAATTGAACACAAAAAGTTAATGATTCAAGTCTTTTGTGTGCAGTATCAAAACTATTTCCATTAGTTGGGCAAATTGTTTCTGAACGCATTGAAGAAGGTGTACTATAATCTAACAATGCTAATTTTCCAGTTGAAAATTCAACATAAACTTCAAAACCATCAAGAGCGCTTAAAGTTCCTCCAACATAAAAAATTGCATTGCTACCATTTCCAATTGAATATCTTGAAAAGTCTTTAATTCTTACAAAGAAAGTTGCATCAGTTTGTGTTGTTACTGGATGCTCCAAATACATTGCATTTGATGGATCAGAATTTGAGAAATGAAAAGCATTCTTTAATGGTGACCAAGTTGCGCTTGATCCATTCATTCTTAAAACATTGATACCAGATATTGTATCAACAACTGGTGCAAGTTCTTCAATTTCTTGACCACTAAATGTTGTTTGATTGTGTATTCTTTCTCTTGAATACCACGCAATACTTGAAGGTACAGAATCTGGAAGTGTAAATTTTAATGCATTCTGTCTTTCTGGATTAAAATACGGAATTAGACAAGCAGATGCTTCATTAGGTGTGATGACATTGAATGATGTTGCCCATCCTGAACAACTATCTGGTTCTGTGTCTATGAATGGTTGTGCTGATACTGGAAGTTCCATTGAAATCAAAGTGTCTGCATTTATGAAATACTTTCCATCTGTGATTTCTTTACATAAATCTTGAAGAATTAGTAATGAATCAGACAGACAATTTGCTTCATTTCTCATCTTGTTTGATTCAATGTTGTATCTGTCAAAAACAACAACATCAAAACCATAAACAACAACCTGGTCATCAATAGATGTTGCAGTTGGTGTTATGTGTAAAGCTGGATATTCTGTGAACTTATCTTTGTCAAACAAGTCAATTTCACCATAAGTGAATGAATTGATTTGCTGGTGTTGGTCTGCTATAGAATCAAAGTACTGAATGATGGCTTTGTAAGTTATCATCTTCTTTTTGTTTTGTTTTGTTTTTGTCTTGCCTCTTTATCTCTTTCAATTTGTTTATCTGCATCAAGTGATAGTTTAGTCAAACACAACATCAATGGTAGATTAGTAATTGGATCAATCTTCAATAAATCACCTCCAGCAAGAGAATCAATAATTGCAAACCATCCATAATTTGAACTTACTGATTTTTTTCCACCACCTTTGAAGACTGATGAAAATTGTTCAATAATTCTTGACCTAAAGTCCAAAAAAAAACCACAATTGCATTTCCTACATTGATTGATAATCTTTCAAATTTAACACTATTAATTGAATGCACATCAAAATCATATGGTTCAATGTCATATCTGTTTCCATCTTCTTTGACTATTGGTCTATAAAGAATTGACATCATCTTTGCAATGTCATTTTCCTTTGTGAATGTTTCAACATCTACAAATTCACCAAGTGTCAATTCATCAAGATTTGGATGGAAGCCATATTTTATTCCATCAATCTCAATCTTGTTAATGATGGTTTTGTTGACTGGATGATTGATTAATTTCTGTAAGTTTTCTTGAATTATCTTCAAGTCTTTCAGCTTCATAACTTCAACCACATATTCAGGAATTGAACACAACACACTTATTGTTTTAATGATGATTTTCCTTTCATCAACTAAGTCTTTAATTGCATCAATATAATTTTGATACTTCTTAATACTAACATCATCCCAAATTGTAGGAATGTCTATTTCAAAAGTCTTTTTCATTTCAATAGTTTAAAGTTGATTGTTTTGTTTTTTCCTTTCAGAAAGCATATACTCCGTAATTTCCTTTGACTTCATACCACATTCTCATCATCAATGCATCAGCATAATCTGGTGACCTTCCAAGCAATTGTTTCATTGTGTCCTTTGGTACAATTGAAAGCTTTTGTGTGTCCTTATCTAATTTGTCACGCTTGATGATTTCAAGTTCTTCAATGATTGTTTGTTTATATCTTGAATCTTTAATTGATAGCTTTCCAGCATTCACCATTTCACCAAGTTTAAAGTAGCATTGTGTTTTTAAGTTCTGAAAGTTTTCTGACTTTAATGCTTTACTTCCATTCACAAATCCTTTGATACCAGAAAGACCATCTTTAACACCACCACCAACACCATCTTCATCAACAATGATGTGTGACCTTTGAACATTGTGTTGAAGTGCCATTGATTTGATTGCATCTATTGTGTCAAATATTGAAGATTTGTCCAGCATCACAATCTTTTCAACTGACATTCCATTCCAGAACATCAAGACCGTTTTATCTGCACCAAATCTGGCAACATCACAAGTGATGAAACCTAAACCACTTTCAATTGAATTGGTAAACATATCATGGATTGCATCATAATCAAAAAGCAATGCATCATCTTCATTGTATTCCCAATCACCAAGAAGAAGTCTTTGTCTTGACACCTTATCCAGTTTTTCAAGCTGGTTAATGTAATGTATTGAAATTGCTTTATTGTCTGTCACAAGTGATTGAATGAATTGTCTGTGACTTTGAAGTCTGTTTTCTTTTGATGGTTTGTAAAATTCAGAATACAACCAAGTTTTTGTTGGATTGCAAGTCATCAATGTTTTTGGAATCAAGTTGTATTTGTCCAGCTTGAATCTTATTCTTGAATTTAGAATGTTGATTGCCTTGTGTGAAACTTCAGAACATTCATCAATGAAACAATCTGTGATTTCAAGTCCACCAAGTGAAGTGAAGTCTGGATCACTTGGATATAAAAACAAATCTTTCAAATATATAATTGAACCGTTGAAGAAAGTGATTGTTGAATCTTGTGCATTGTATGTGAAATCTTCATTTGGTTTCAAACCACAAAAGTCTTGTGCAACTTCAAAAAATGTGTTCAAAGTTGTTGACTTTAGATTCTTCAATTTACTTCTTCCAATCACACTTCTTGTTCCAGCATATTGAAGTCTTCTGTGTATTTGCCAAAGGCAACCAGTAAAAGTTTTTGAACCACCTGCACCACCACCAAAAAGAATTTCAGTTGTTGAATCATCTTCTAAGTATTGAAAGCATTCAACTTGCTTTGGAAATAAGTCTATATCAATTGTTGTTGACATCCAATGGTCTTAAATTAATAACAATTGACTTATCTGTAATTTCTGCTTTTACTTCTGTTCTTGATAGCTTAGGAACAATATATTCAGACATCTTCAAAATGATTTCCAATGCTCTTGCTGGTTCTTCCATTGCTGTTTCTGTCAACCACAATTGCATTTTGTCTTGGTTGTTTTCAATCAATAACTGAAATGCATTTCTGATTTCCAAAGTTGTTTTATTTGGAATTCCTTTTCTTGTTCCAGCAAGTTTGTTTCCTTTTTCAAATGCCATCTTTTTTGTTTTAAAGTTGTGACACTATTTGTCACTTTGACTTGTTAAGATTTTAAGTATTGCTTAATCACATCCAAAGCAACTTCCATCTTCTTGTGTGTTCCAAGATACTTTCCTTTTACAATAGCCTTAAATGTACCTTGTGGTGTCTTAGATATAAATTGTGGTAATATACCTTTGTGAGTATCTGTTATTTCTGGTTTTCCAAACATCATTTCAAATGAATTCATATATCTTTATTTGGAATTATTTCAGTTGGAATAATATCTTGCACTTTTATGTCTGTGATACCAGCATCCAATTTCTTCATCAGATTACTTGCAGTCTTTAAAGATTGGTCAAGTGCATAACCTTTGCACATTTGCTGAACATATTGAACAACTCCAACTTGTCCATCAAACATTGTATCAATCATCTTCATGAAATCAACCTGGCCATCCTTAGTTTTTGGATAATCTTCTTCTTTCTTCTTAACAACTTTCAAGTTTTTCTTTGTGTCTTTCATGTAATAAGTTTTTGTATTGTTCTTTGTCACCATATTTCAGATGACATCTTCGGCAAACTGCCATCAAATTTTCAATATTATCTTTCAACTTTGAACCTCCAGATTGTCTTGGTTCTATGTGGTGAATATCAACTGCTTTTTTTCCACACATTTCACAAGGAATAAATTCATCACCAAAATAACCAAAGTAATTCATGTATGTTTTTGTGTGTTTCTTCATTCAAGTTTGTCTTTGATTTTGTCAATCAGACTATTCATGTATCTAAGATAGAATATATCAAATTCAAATTCTTTCTGCTTGTGTTGTTTCCAATAAACATATAAGACACTTCTTAATCTTTGCGAAGGTGTTTTTCCATCATTGTGTTCAGATGAAAGTTTGAATCCATCCAAAGCATCCAATTCTTCTTGTGATATATTATCACTTGATAAGTACATCAAGCATTCAGTCTTTCTCAAATCAAACAACTTGACTGCTGATTGTGTGTTCAGTTCATAAGTTGATAGAACTATCTTGACTGAAGAATCTTGTCTTGTTGCAATTGTTTCAACTCCAACTGGTAATACTAATTTTCCCATTCTTTTTGTTTTTATAAAAAAACACATCCTTAATAATAGAGCATTTTGAAACCAGGTTTCTTGGCATGACTTTCAGGATGTGTTTTAATTTTCATATTCTTCAATAATTTGTTTCATTTCAACTAATGCTGAATTTAAACAAGGTACACAATTGCTTGAAGTTGTTTTTCCACCAAAATATTTTCTTTGCATATCATACAACAATGACTTTTGATTTGGATTAATAGTGTTATCAACATCATTCAATAATTTCTTGATTGCAAGATAATCAATCTTAGTGACTTGGTGGCTTTTCCACTTATCAAATGGACATCTGCTAAATGAAAGTTTTGTTTTTGCATCCATGAAACAACCACATGTTCTTTTCTTTCCAACTTTAGTTCCAATTATTGCAGTACCACAAGTCCGTGATTTCTTTCTGAAGTGATTGCAAGATTCACAAATTGCAATTCTTTTTTGTGCAAGTTCTCTATCTGCTTTGAATGGAATCATATTTGGTTTTTAATGTGTTTTTTTACTTTATCAATTGTGTATTGAATACTTTTGAATGAAATGCCAGTTTCTTTTGATAGCTTTCTGATTGAAAGACCTGCTTCATAATAAAGTTTGAATAAATCTTTATCATATTGATCCATTGATTCAAGACAATCATCAATCTTTTGATTCAATATTTTGTTGTGTATATTTATTTCTTCAACATCTTCTGAATTCTTATTTGCTAAGTGTTCCAGGAATGAATCATCACTTTCAATTTTCTTCTTTTTGTATTGAACATATTTTCTGTTGAATTGTGACTTCTTTGAATAGTATTTCACCATCAGAATTTTACAAATGTATGTCTTGATTTTTCCTGAATCTATGATGATAAGCAGCTTGTGTTGATTCATGGACATCAATTGAAGGAATGTTTCTTGCACCAAGTCTTCAGACAAGTCAGAATCTTTGGTTTGTTTGATTGCAAATCCAAGATAATATGTAAAGTCTTTGTATATCCATTCAATTGGATGCCATTTATTTTTCATAGACCACAATGTCCAGAATCACATTCATTGAAATCATCATCAAACAATTTTATTTGTTTTTTTAAATTCTTAATTTGTGAATAGTTTGGTTTAGTTGTGTCTGTGTACCATTGTCTGTTGTAATCTTTAATAGATTTTTGCTCTTTATTCATAAACCAATCATATTTGTTTTCAAACTTAGTGCTTAGATGTTTTAATAATAATGGATTTCTATTAAAGCAACCTACACAATTATTCATGTATGCAAATCTAACTGGTTTGTCTTTCCAATATTTGACAATTGTATCTTTGAAAATTCTATCTTCAATTAATGGAAATGAACAAGTTCTCCATTGAAAAGAATCATAAATATTTCGACCATTTTTATCTTTACCAATAGAAATTTTTTCTGTGTGCATTAAATTTTTGTCAAATCTTTTAATCATTGTATCTGCTCTGCTCTGTTCATTTGCTCTGAATCCTATTCGCATATCAATAGGTTCTCGAATATTATCATACCACCATTTTGCAATCGGAACAACTTTTAGTTCAGAAGAACATTTTCTAAATTTTGCTGAAGGTAGAAATGTTTTTCCATTTTTATTACTTACTAATTCATCAAATGTTTTTCCAGTTACCCAATCAATTCTATGTCCGTAAACTTGCTCTAAATCTAAAATTGTTTTAATAATTGTATCTTCTTCAAGTGTCCCAATAAATTCTTGTCCTAATTTATCACTTACAAGTTGTCTAACTTTTGAATCTGGATAAAGACAAGATATATCATTTGTTCTTACTAATGAAAAAACATTGAAGTCAGATGGATAATTTGCGTAAATATATGCAGATGTTTGTCCACCACTAATTGAATTGACTGATATCATTTTTTTGGTTTTATATTAATATGTTTTGTTAAAACACTTAATGCAATAATTATTTCATCATATGATAATTTGTAATCTGTTGCATGGTCTAATAAAGATATTAAGTCTAACACCTCTAAATCATTTTTATCAATATAGTGAAATGCTTTCATTTCTTGATTGTATAGTTTACATCAACTTCTGGAATGGTACAATTCAAATACCATTCAATTCTTTCAAGTGTTTCATCAAGTCCAGTACAAACACAAGCCAAATATCCGTTTTTATTTAATACACCAATCACATTCTTTTGTGCTTCTGATGGATAATTTCCTTTGACTTTCAATTCAATAGCAAGACCGTTGATGATTTCACCTTCAACAATCCTTGATGAATAGATGAACAAATCTGGGAATCCTGAAGTGTAACCTCTTTGTTTATAATCACGATGCCTGGCATTCTGTATGTAAACACCACCAAGTGAACCATTCATCAAGATGTCTTTGTGTTGTAGCTTCATGTATTTGACAATTGCTTTCTGAAGTTGTTGTTCTTTTTGCTTTCTCATCAGTCATTATTCTTATTAAACAATCCAGTAATTTCAATTTTTGCATCAATTTCTTCAATTCTTTTTACAAGTGTTATAATTGCAAGTTGATGAACCTTCAAATCAATTTTGCATTTTGCTATTTGTTCTTCAGCATCAAGTAAATCATCATTATGTACATATTCATCAAGTGCCAAATATATAGAAGCATCAACTTGCTGAAAGTCTGGATGATTTCTTGTTACTAAGTCCAGAAGATGTTCTGTTTGTTCTTTTTTTGTCATTTTAAAAAGTCTTTTAATTTTTGAATTGAAGTTCTTTCACCAAGTGCAGACCATTCAGAATTTTGTTTTGATTTCTGCTTCTGTCTTTCAAGAACAATCAAATCTGTTTTAATATTTCCAAAGTCTTTGATCCATCCAAGAATCATCCCACCATCAATTCGGTCATATATCTTTTCTTTTGTCTTCGCAAGTTTCAAACACATTGCAACATCTATGAAATTGATTCCACGATGTTCATTAACAATTATATATGCAGTTTCTTCAAGTTGTTCTTTTGACATCTTGGTCTTGCAATTATAAAAGTCCTGAAACTTGATGAACATCAACATCAAAATGTCAATGGTCTTTTCTTCTTCCAACAGATGTGATTTATACAAAGATGCTGGTGGATTATTCAACTGAACCTTCACCACATCATTCATGTTCATTTTCAGAATTTGTCTGTTGAACAATGGATCAATTGGTGAAGTGATTGTCTTAACTATATTTTGCAAGGATGTCATCAGCTATTGAATTTGTTGCTTGTTCTTTTTTTAGTTGTTGAATAATGTTGACTAAATTAGAATTTATTTGTGAAAGTTTTACTTGCTTCTGAAGAAATGGTTCAAGATTCTTCCAATTTGAAAAGATGTATTGTAAAGCATTTAAAATATCTTGTGGTGTGTGATTACCTTTTTGAATACAAAGTTTCTTTAAGTAAACCAAAATAGTCTTCAATGCTTTTCCTTGTACTGCATCAATCTTTGCAGGTGCATCAAAATTTGATAAACAAAATTTGTGATAAATGTCGATAGACATTTTATATATGTGTTTATCATCTTTGTTTTCTATCTGTTGTTTACTATCTGGTATAGGTTGACCGTTTTCAACAATTGCATTTGTCGGATTCAACAAATCCATTTTCTGTTTCCGTAAATTGGATTTATCGGAAACAACAAATGATTGTTCATCAATGAATGCAAACCATTTTGTTCTGTCATATTTGGCTTTGTTATAATTTCCAACCATCAGAACTTCTTGTTCAATCAATGACTTTATTGTTCTGTTAATTTGTCCAATGCTCCAGAAAGGAAACAATTGCTTAAATGCAACTGCTGAATTGTATGTCCAAGTTCTGTCATCATGCTTTGAATTCTTATTTGCTGAATTCTTTTGAATCCAGAATTGGAAATTCTTAATCATGATAGCTTCATTGACACCAAATTCTTGTGCATAATCTGTGTTAAAAGAATATTCCATCAAGTGTTGATTGCTTTGAAAACTGAAAGTTCAGAGATATTTTTCAATTTTGCTATTTTCTTTATCTGTGAATTCATTTTTTCAGCATTAGCAAGATGAACATTCAAGGTGCTTCTTGAAATGTTCAATTCTTTTGCCATGTTGTTTTTTGTATCGAATAAATCCTTGAACAATTGTTCAGCTTTATTTTTGGTTATCCAGTTGTTCATATTTTAGAATGGTAAATCATTTGCTTCTGATGGTTTATGATATGTATCTGTTGTACTTTCTTCAAATTGCTTTTGTGCAATTGGTTTTGGTTTAACCGATTTATCATCCATTACCCAATCAACAATTTCATTTGCAGTTGCAAAAATCATAGTTAAAGATGTGTTCTTATTTGAAATACATATATCGGCAGCAACCTTCAATGATGACTGCTTCACAATCATTCTTTGAATGTCTGGATTTGTACTTGTTCCACTTGCTTGTGGTGTAAATGACTTCTGTGCAAAATGTGGTTTGATTTTCTTTCCATACTTATTTTCTGTCACTTCAAATTCCTTTTCCATTCCAATTGGAAAGTTCTTGTTTCCACCATCTTGTGTTTTTGAAAGGTATTCACCAATTGTTCCATCTTCAAAGCTAATTTCAAACTTAAAGAATGTTCCATGTGATAAATCTAATGAACCACTTGATTGATTGCTTTTTACTTTACTTTTTTTGATTTCCATCTTATTGTTTGTTAAATTGATTTTCATTATTTGGTCTACCTAATGC